CATCGTTATAACTTGTATTTGATCCAGTTGCAACATCCGAATATGTATCATTCGAACCCGTTGAAACATTACTATATGATGTATTTGAACCAGTGTCAACATCACCATAAGCGAATATATCTACAGCTCCTATACCAGAAGTTATTGAAAAACCATCTAATCCTATGGTCATATCATTTATAGAAATAGAACCAACATTAGCATTAAATGATTGACCCGTTAATCCTAAGCCCTCCTCTACTGTTAGAGAACCGACACTAGATGTCATACTTAAACTTGACGGTTGGGCCACAGCTCCACCTAAACCTACAATAGTTCCCTGAGCAAATGTGGCTTCTAATCCAGATGGCTGAACCACATCATTAGGTATTGTAACACTACCAATACTAGCACTAAATGATACTCCAGTTAATTGTGCTTCTTGTGAGGATATACCTGCTGCAGTTCCTTGTGCTGAGGTTATAGATAGACCAGAAAGTATCGCTGTTTCGTTCGGTGCTTTTGCCGTTCCCTGACTTAAAGTTGCATCAAGACCTGTTAAACCAATAGTCATGTCATTAACAGATACAGAGCCAATAGAAGAAGTTACAGATTGACCCGTTAATCCAACTTGCATGTCAACCACGGATACTGAACCAATTGAGAATGTAGCTGATAAACCTGTTTCTATAATGACGGGTACAAAAGCTTCTCCCTGTGAGGATGTTATCTCAAAACTTTGTGGAGTAATTATTACATCAGGAACATCAACTGAACCAACACTAGAAGTGATAGATAAACCTGTTGGAAATATAGTTGCGTCTTTAAGCTCGCCCCATTCACCATCATTCCAAGCCTGAGCACCCCAACCCGTTTTAAAAGTTGTGTCTTCATCCCAATAAGCCTGGCCCCAGGTAAACCTGCCCCATCCTGAAGATACCGACATGGTCGGCCTCCTATGCTAATCTGATTATTGCTGAAGAAGAATCGTTTGTAGGAAATTCTATTTTAAAAGTTCCGTTACTTGCAGTCTTGTCGCCACCAAATGCAATAACGCAAACGGCATCAGTTGTTCCTGATCCACCATCTGTCGTCGTGTTATATATTAATGCGCCATTTGCAGTAAAAGAAGCAGATGAAAAAGTTACATCACTAAAATCTGTGAATGCAGT